GTTGGGTCGACATTTCCTGGTAAATTTCTCTCCTGGTGGCACAGGGGTTTGAAGGCGCGGCGTACTTCGGGCGTAAATTGTAACTTCGCGCAAATGTCATTAGCTTCAGCGTTAGCTCTCAGCTTCCACGAACCATGGTCCGCACCAATTCGGTACTGTGACACCCCAGCTCGTCTGGAGTGGCACAAGATCCAATTCGGCACCTTGGAACCTGTGGAATGGACGCAAGCGACCGAGTCCGGGGTGGCTACCCAGACCGATTTTACAGATCCGCCGCCCGCCACGGCATGTGTGCCTCCAGCGCACGAGATTCCAACTGCCACAGTGGAATCCAACAGTTATTGGGATAGGTTCTGGAGGAATCTGTCCCGGAAGGCGATGCGCTTGTGCGGTATGCACGAGTTCATCGCCGATTGGGAGCGGGACGTTGAGTTCCGCTCCAATGTGCGCGACGAAATGCGCACCACTCTCCAACTATACAAGGATACCACATCTGTGGAGACCTTGAGGCAGCAAGTCGAGGCAATCAACAAGGTTGGAGTGCATCACGTACCTCGGTTAGTGGCACACGCCACCGTTGCCCTCCGGATGAAACTTGGTCTGGGGGCGATGGACCGTTCCGTTGCGGGCAACGTCGCCTTGGTTCGTTCCGAGGCGGCCAAGCTCCTCCGAGACTGGGGATTGCGTGACATGGACGCCGCTGCACACCTTCTCGAAATAGAACGTTGCTTCTTCGAGGACGACACCCACTACCGCGTCACTACGTGGAGAGCGCGGGCCTGTGCTAAAAGCAGGTTCGTGCGGTGGTGCCTTAGTATGTGGGCCGGGGACGACAGTCCTCGGTTTGATTACTAGGGGCGCCCAATCCAAGTAGTTGGGCAGGACACTGAGCACTCTGTGCCACCGAGTAAAATCGAATGGTTGCGGAGAGCACATGGTTCTGCTGCACCCCAACGCGCCTTTTTGGAGGTACGTTGGAATGGGCGGAGGGGGAAGTTGAGGAGATACCATGTCGTACCGCGCATGGGCCCTAATCATGATCTGGGGGTTTACAATAATGGAGTGCGTGCCGTCGAACGCGCCATGATTGAGCGGTACTTTTTGTGCGACGTAGGAGGGGGCGTTTTCGAACGTGCCCTCACCACCCGACATCGCGACTGGAACACTGATTTGTTGCGTCGGTTCCGAGAGTGTGTTGTTGATGAGGTCAAGCAAGTAGCCACGGTGTTAACGCTACGTGAAGTAGTTGAATGTTACACAGGTGCCAAACGCAAGATCTACCAACGCGCATACCGGAGCCTCATGCGGCTAGGCATAAACCAACGTGATGCTCGGGTGAAACCTTTCACAAAATTTGAAAAGCAGAGTTTGTCCAAAGCACCGAGAATCATCAACCCACGCAGCCCACGGTACAATTTGTACCTGGGCAAGTGGCTTAAGAAGGCTGAGAAAATATATTATAAAGCCATAAACAAAGCGTGGGGAGCAAGGACGGACCACACCGTGATCAAAGGCTTGAATGTGCGCGAGAGTGCACGTGTGTTGAAGCAAAAGTGGGATCAATTCAAGGACCCAGTGGCAGTCGGGCTGGATGCGAAGAAATTCGACATGCACGTTTCCACTCACGCCTTGAAATATGAGCATACCTACTACACACAAGTCTGGCCAGATGAACGACTCGCTCGAGTCCTCAAATGGCAACTGGTGAATGCTGGTGTCGCTGTGTGCGAAGATGGCGAAGTACATTTCCGTATGAATGGCACCAGGGCCAGTGGCGACCTGAACACGTCCCTTGGGAACTGCATAATCATGTGTGCAGCGATTTGGGCGTTCTGTCAGGAACAGCAGATTGACGCGGAGTTGGGAAATAATGGTGATGATTGTGTGTTGATTGTGGAGCGGTCGGATGTGGACAAGGTGCTCAACAACGTCGATGGGTTTTTCCGCCGGCTCGGATTTCGGATGACGAGCGAAAAGCCTGTTGACATATTTGAGCGCATTGAATTTTGTCAGTCCCACCCTGTGCTGTGTGGGGGGTCGTGGTCTATGGTGCGAGACGTTCGCACGTGCTTAAAGAAGGACCCCATGTGTTTATTGCCTATGCCAAACGACAAAGTTTGGCGGAAGTGGTTGGGTGCGGTGGGAGAATGTGGGATGGCAACGGTGCCGGGTTGTCCCATACTGAGCGAGTTCTATCGGTGTTTCAGCAGGAATGGTGTTGCGAGTAGTGAGGGGTTTAAAGCTCACATATTTAAAAACACCAGCATGTTGGAACGCATGACGTCAGAAACTTGCATCGTAGACGCCGAGGCTCGGGCCTCGTTCTACCGCGCCTTTGGTGTGACGCCTGATATGCAGTTGGCAGTTGAGGACTACTATAAACGCTTTGAAATCCAGGGCGTTGTGGGAGCCGACACTACAATAGGCTGTGTTGAAACAAGTCCACCAGCATTTCTACGGCACCTGTAAAATGGCAAAGAAGAAACAAATCACAGTACAACTGCGTGGCGCCAAGCCACGCAAACAGCAATCAAAACGACAAGCACAGAAGAAAGCGCAGGAGGTTGGGTTCATAGGGCAGGCTCTGAGGTCGCTCGGAGGCTTAGGCGGTACCGCATTAGGCGGTATGCTCGGAGCACCGGCTGCGGGGTCAGCAGTGGGAAGTTCGCTCGGTGCGGCCATCAGTCGGTGGCTTGGTGCCGGCGACTACACTGTCGGCACCAACAGCATCGTGAAGAGCTCGCTCAAGGCAGCGTCGTCAATACCGATGATGCACAACTCTGGCCAGAGCGTAGTCATCCGACACCGTGAGTTCCTCGGTGAGGTCTACTCATCGGTGAATTTCGATGTCAAGGCCAGTTACATTCTGAACCCAGGCAACTCACGCACATTTCCATGGCTAAGTGGAATTGCCAAGAATTTCCAGGAGTACAGCTTCAAGGGTCTCGTGTTCCACTATGTCCCAGCTAGCGGCAATGCTGTTAGTGGCACCTCGCCAACATTGGGCACGGTGATGCTACAGACGTCGTATCGGTCTACTGACTCGGCACCGTCCACAAAGGCGGAGATGCTGAACGAGTACTGCTCAAATGAAGTGGTACCGATGGACACCATGGCACACCCCGTGGAGTGTGACCCAAAAGAGAACCCGTTCAACGTTCAGTATGTGCGTACGTTAGCAGTCGCCCCTGGGGAAACTCAGTTGATGTATGATCTTGGCGTGACCCACGTGGCCACATCGGGGCAGTTGGCCGGCAACAATGTGTTGGGAGACTTGTGGGTGACCTACGAAGTTGAGCTGAAGAAACCGTTGGTGTCGAGCAACGTCACCACCGAGTTTGTTTCGGCAATGGTCGCCCGCTCTGGTACCATCACCACTTCCACGTTGGTTGACAACGCGATCGTGTCGGGCAACGGGGGTTTCATCATCGCCGCACCAGGTGCTAGTGGGTTTAGTGGCAACACTATGACCTTCGCGCCCGGACAAACCGGCGATTACCTAATCTCTGTCACGCTATCGGGCAATTTGACGAGTCTTACGTGGAACAGCTCACCAACGCTTGTCAATTGTCTTGGCAAGGCTATATTGCCCACCTTCAGTTCAGAAGTCGACACACAGGTGTCGGGCACCGGATTGTCGATCACGACAGCAACGCGGTTGTTTGGTATTTCGATTTTGAACCAATCCCAGGTTCCATCGTTCACTATTCCAACACCCACGACATCGGGAACGATCAGTGACGTTTGGATCATGATCACTCCGGTTTCGTGGCCTAGCGTATAAACACTGCTTTTCATTCGTAAAAATAGCACCCACCTGAAATGGTGGGGGGGGCCTAAGTAAGTTGACGACTTCCCCTTCATCTGGCTTAAACAACGGGGCGCCTAACTGGATTGACATTCCAGGCCTGTCAGGCTGTCACCTCACTGGGGTGGGGACCATCTATGGGAATGAGTACACCATGGCATTGTTGGGCTGTGGTTATGCCAGACTCTCCCTTTGCCAACAGGACGCTTTTGGGTCCACGATGAGACGATGGAAACCGCCAGTGCTGTTGCCCGAAACAGTATCTAGACCAATTGGACGGAACGTGCAGTTCCGAGGGCCGGTCCCTTAGGCAAGTCGAATGGACAGCTTGGAGGTTTTGCCGTAGAAAGCTAAACCCGAGAGCCATGGGCAACAAATAACCCGAAAGAGTTAAATGAAGCCGGCCGGAATAACAG